AAATGGTATCATGCGTGATGAACTTAGTGAACAAGACATTGATGCAGCCTACAAAGAAGTCTGAAGGTCAATGTGACTGTTGTCACATACCTATTTGGGAAGGCGACAGGGCAGTTTGTTTTCACACAGATGATCAAGAAGTTTATCTGTGTGAAAGCTGTATCGAAAAAATTTACGGTGAATATGTAAAGGAATTAGTATGAAATTAGAACAGTATGAGAGCATGATTAAACAATGGCACATTGATAGAAATCTTATTGATGGTGCCACTGATAAAGATCAAGTGTGTAAACTTATACAGGAAGTAGGAGAACTTAGCGACAATGTATGCAAGGGTCGTGATGTTTCAGATGATATCGGTGATTGTATTGTGGTACTTATTAATATCGCTGTTAGAAATGGATTGACTTTAGAACAGTGTATGGCACAGGCATATAATGATATTAAAGATAGAAAAGGCCGTATGGTAGATGGTATATTTGTAAAGGAGACCGATGAATGATAGTCTTGGTTTGTGGTTTGCCTGGATCAGGAAAAACTTGGTTATCTGAAAAACTTTGTGAAGGACAACCTGATTTTGTACATCTCAATGCTGATCGTGTAAGAGAAGCAGTACGCGATTGGGATTTTTCAGAAGAAGCAAGAATTCGTCAGGCTATTCGTATGCGAGGTCTTGCATTTACTGAAGCAATGTTTGGCTCTATAGTAATTGCAGATTTTATATGCCCGACACCACAAACGAGAAAAATGTTTGACGCAGACTATACTATTTTTCTTGACACAATAGACATAGGTCGATATCATGATACTAACAAGATGTTTGTTAAACCGGACGATGCAGATTTCACTATACCTGAACACATAAATGAAAACGCAGTAGATATGATAAGAAAGAGGATTCTAAATGCAGCACCGAATGGAAAATATAATTTTAGTAAATCTACTTGATAATGATGCTTATTTTAGAAAAGCAATACCTTTTTTAAAATCTGAATATTTTACAGGTGAGCATAGAATCTTGTTGAAAAAAATACAAGAGTATTCTATAAAATATAATAAAGCTCCGACAATTCAAGCACTAGCTATCTCTATTGAAGAAGATAGAACAGTAACTGAAGGTCAACTTCCTATTCTAAGCGAATGGTTGAAAGGGTTTGAACCTATTGTAAATGATCCTCAATGGATATTAGATGAGACTGAAAAGTTTTGTAAAGATAAAGCGATCTTTAATGCTATCATGGAAGGCATTCAAATCATTGATGGAAGAAACAGCGATTTAGGTCCTGATGCACTTCCTGATTTATTGTCTAAAGCACTACAAGTTGGTTTTGATAACAATATTGGTCACGATTACATTGAAAACGCAGACAAACGATATGAATTCTATCATAGACTAGAAGAAAAGATGCCGTTTGATTTGGCAATGTTTAATGAGATTACTGAAGGCGGACTTGCTAACAAAACATTGAATGTTGCACTCGCAGGTACTGGTGTTGGTAAATCTCTTTTTATGTGTCACATGGCAGCGAATGCTATCTCACAAGGTAAAAATGTTTTATACATTACACTTGAGATGTCTGAAGAAAGAATTGCAGAACGTATTGATGCGAATCTAATGAACTTGCCTATCGGACAGTTGAAAGAATTGTCTAAGCAAATGTTTGAAGATAGAATTAGTAAAATTAATGCTAAGATACAGGGTCGATTAATTGTAAAAGAATATCCTACAGCATCAGCACACAGTGGGCATTTCAAAGCATTGATAAATGAATTGAAACTAAAAAGAAATTTTGCTCCTGATATTATTTTTATTGACTATCTTAATATTTGTTCTTCAAGTAGGTTTAAGTCGGGGTCGTCTGCAAACAGTTATACTATCATCAAGTCAATTGCAGAAGAACTTCGAGGTCTTGCAGTAGAACAAAATGTTCCTTTAGTTACGGCGACACAAACTACGAGGAGTGGTTTCAATAGCAGCGATGTAGAACTTACGGACACTTCAGAATCATTTGGTCTTCCTGCTACTGCTGATCTTATGTTTGCTCTCATAAGCACTGAAGAACTAGAAAAACTTGGTCAGATAATGGTTAAACAATTGAAAAACAGATATTCTGATCCGACACGTAACAAACGTTTTATGATAGGTGTAGATAGGTCTAGAATGAAATTGTTTGACATTGAAGGTAACCCGCAAGAGGGTTTGCAAGATTCAGGTAGTGATATACCAGTATTTGATAAATCTTCTTTTAAAAGCAGTTATGAAGATATTAAATTTTAGAAAAACAAAAATGCTATAAATAGTACGTTCCACCTAACAATAAAAAAATAGGAATAGTATTATGATAGATGATCCAAAGTATCACCCAGCAGATATAAACGGCGACGGTGCGGTAGACAATCAAGAAAAAGAAATGTTTATTGAGTTTAAGCGCAAGCGTTTGGAAGATGAAGACGCAATGCGTGACGCTCAAAGAAAAATGGCATGGTTCGCACTTTACGGTATGTTACTGTACCCAGCGTGTGTTCTATTTGCTACATTCTTTGGAATGGAACAGGGTGCTAATGTACTAGGCGACATGGCACCCACTTACTTCGTTTCAGTAGCTGCCATTGTTGCTGCATTCTACGGCAAATCTGCCTATGAGAGTAAAAACTAAAGTATAACCTCTTGATTTTGTTAATCTTTTTTGTTTAGCCAGTGCAATTATGCAAGTAAGTGTACTCTGACACACAAAAGAGTGTAGATTTCAAGATAGGTTCGTAAGTGCTTGATTCTTCGTTAAAAAACTGTATATGAATCAAGCACTTATTTTATTCCGTTAATCTATAAGTCATTGATTTATATAGTAAAAGAAATTTCAAATAATGCTTGACTTTTTACATTTATTGTGCTATGATATACACATAAACACTGAAAAGAGAACATTATGTATACCGTGACTTACAACTACTACAACTATGCTAGCCAGAGCAAGTCCTTTGAAACCTACATGGCTGCTAAGGGTTTTTTCAACCGTATCAATCGTGACCGCCGTGTTCGCCGTGTTGAGTTGATCGCTCCAGAAAAGAAAATTGAAGATATTTCAGATAATGCTTGACTTTCTCGAAAACCTCGTGTATAATACTTGTATAAACTGAAAAAACAAGAGGAAAACAATGACTGACACTATTACCACCTGCGAGTTCTCCAACGTTTCAACGTATGTTGACGGCATCAATGCCGGTCGCTGCGTTACTGTAGAGGACGCCGCTGTTGAATACGCAGACAGTCTGTACAGTTACATCTCAGACGCTTCTAAGGAAGCTAATGGCTGTCGCTATCGTTTTGATCACACTGGCATGACCTTTGCCCAGCTTGAGGCTGAATGTGATTACTGGAGCGCACAAGCTCAGATCGCTATTGACGAAGAAAGAGCTATGGCAGACAAAGCAGTAGAAGAGTTCAAAGCTCTTGTACAGCAGACGATAGAGCTGGGTGCAGGTGATGAAGTTACTGCACTGCGCTGGTTGACTCAGGATCAAGAGTTTTATAGTGGTCAATGTGTTGAACATTGGGTATACAATCAGGGCGTACTGTTTACCCCTTACGGTAAGGCATTAGTCAACCAACTGCTTGATGTTGTTCAGTTCAAAGTGGATATGGCAGCATAAAAGTTTAAAAAGATTTAAGAAAAGGCTTGACATTTGTTTATATAGGTGTTAGAATAGTATTAATGAATAGTAAATAGTAATAAATTTACTGTTGTTAAAGAATTGGTACAAAGCTGTACTAATAACGACCAATCGTGGTCATTTTGTTTATAATTTATATCATGGAGATATATATGTCTAGATCCACAACTGCTACTGCTACAACTGCTACAACTACTGCTACCACAACTGCGACTCCTCGGGTTTCTCAAAATACTAAACTTTTGAACTTCCTGCGATCTGGTGCTTCAATTTCAGTAGGTCAGGCGCGTGGTTTGTTTGGTGTAACATCACTTGGTAAGCGCATTAGTGAACTCCGTTCCGATGGTTATCCAATTTACACAAATGTTGCTAAAAACGGTGCTACTGTTTATCGCCTGGGTACCCCAAGCCGAGCAATGGTTGCAGCAGCGTATCAAGTTGCTGGTTCTTCTGTTTTTGAATAAGAACTAGTTTAGATATAAGTCCTGGGACATGACTATAATCTGTCCCTTTTTTTATTGTTAAAATTTTAAATTACAGGAAAAATATATAATGGATATTGATAGTGAAATTAGACGTAAAATTTCAAAAATAATCATTGCAAGTAGAAGAACATTAGATCCCAGTTTTAGACAATATTGGAAAAACACTGCTACAAAACTAGCAACTAAACATCAGATCAATCTTTCTGAAATTGAAAATTCTTCTGAGTTTAATATTGAAATTAAAGCTACTCGTTATTATTAAAACCCATATTTTAATCACCTTGTATTCAAGAATGTTATAAATACAAGCATGATTACATTTAAAAAATACCTCACTGAGGCAACCAACGAAGACCAATTAACTCACTTAGAACATGTGGAAGATCATTCTATACACAGTGGTTCTAAGGGGTTTGCCCATGCTTTTCATACACTAAACGGTGTACATGAAAGTTTAATAGGCAAAGCAGGCGGCACTAAGGTTACCATGAAATATGATGGTAGCCCTTCAGTTGTTTTCGGTCATCATCCAGAAACAGGTAAATTTTTCGTAGGCACTAAGGGTACTTTTAATAAGACTCCTAAAATAGCACACACTCCTGAAGAAATAGAAAAGAATTACGGTCATTCTGAGGGATTGAAAAAGAAAATGCACGCCGCTTTAGAACACTTGCCTAAGATAGTCCCAGACAAAGGCGTTTATCAAGCAGACATTATGCACACTCCTGATGATCTTCAACATGAAGGTCATCGAATTTCACACAAAGCAAATCTTATCACCTATCATCATAAATCAAACTCTGATGAGGCTAAAAAAGCAGTGAACTCAAAGATTGGTGTTGCTGTACATACTTCATATGAAGGAAAAACTCTTCAAGATATGAAAGTAAAACAAGCGCATGTTCCTGAAATGAAAGACCACGCAAGTGTACATCAATTTCCTATGTTTCATGAAATGGAACATGTATCATATACGCAAGCACAACAAAAACAATATAAAGAACATATGCAAAATGCTATGGATGCTTACAAAAAAGCACCTAAAGAAGCATTTGAACACACTGAATCACATGAGAATCAGCATGGAAGTAGTGGTGCTGCAATCTCTGCTTATATAAATAAGACTGTTCGGGATGGTAGTAAACCTAGTCATGGAGGTTTTGTAGATCACCTTAAAGAAGTTTATGCTAAAAAAGCAGCAAGTGTAAAAACTGACGCTGCACAAGCAAAACATTCTGAAGCAGGCGTTAAACACATAAAGAGCATAAACGCAAGTCATATAACACATGTGTTTAATATACATCAGCATTTGCAAAAAGCTAAAAACGTATTAACTGACGCATTTAACTCGCATCATATTCATGGGCACGAATTTGACGGGCAAGCAATAAACCCAGAAGGATATGTTGTCCATCACAATGGCAGACCTTCAAAATTTGTATTGAGACATGAATTTAGCAAAATGAATTTTGCTGCCAGCGAAATGAGGAAACAAGGTGATGGCAAATAAACATATTGTATTTACTTTTGGTAGAATGAATCCTCCTACCACGGGGCATAGTAAACTAATCAATACTGTACATCAATATGCTCAAGAAAATGGGCATGATCATCAGGTTATTGTTAGTCATTCACAAGACAAACATAAAAATCCTTTGTCGTCAGAACACAAACTCCATTATTTAAATCACATTCATCCCAATGTACACTTTGAAGCATCTTCAAAAGAACATCCTCACTTTCTTGCACAGTTGAAAAAATTTCATCAACAAGGATACAAACATGCTACAATGTTTGTGGGTTCTGATCGCGTAGAGGAAATGAAATCTCTTGCTCAAAAGTATAACGGACCTAATGGTGAATACAATTTTGATAGTTTACACATTAAGTCGGCGGGTAAAAGAGATCCTGATGCTGAAGGTGTAGAAGGAATGAGTGGAACTACT